AGTTGCTCTGCTTCTAGTTCTTCAATCTGCTGATTTAATAATTCAATTTCATCAAACAATACTTGTGTCTTTTCCATGATATTTTATTTAAAGTTAAAACTAGTTATGAGAGGTTTAATTAAAAAAAAGATAACCCTTTTACAGGTTATCTACATTGATTAATGAATCAAGTTGTGAGTACTTGCCACCATATACTCTATGAGTGTCATAGTTCTCAATCCAAATTGAGTCCTCACTTACTTCAAGATAATATTCAATGTCAATGTTACCACCAACATCTCTATAATCTTTTACAGGTTCATCTGATTTTGCAACCAAATATCCCATTACAAATCCTGATGCAATTACACCTAGTGCAATACATACTGCTGCTACCATTTCTCTTTTTGTCATAAGTTTATATTTAAAACAAGTAATGAGAGGTTTATTAAAAAGAAAAACCTGATTACTCAGGTTTAATTAGTATCTCATAATTGAGATATTTTTCTCCAACAGGTGTTATTCTGTGTTTGATGTATCTCCTTTCAGTTATTAATTGGTTAATTAATACTTGAATTTGTACAGCAGTAAAGAATCCTGTTGATTTATCAGGTGTTAATTGTGTTAAATCAACAGTGATAATTTTAAATTTGAAATTCATAAGATTAAGATTTAAAGTTAAACTAAGTTATGTGAGGTTTATTAAATAATAAAGGGAGTTATATAACCCCCTTATTGTATGCAGCTGCAATTGTCTTTGGATCTACATAGAACTTCTTAACTTGGAAATCCATAGCAGGTGGAACTAGCCTTATATATTCAAGAGCTTGTGCAGCAGCTTGCCTTGGATTAGGAGTTGTTGGTAGTTCATGAACAGGATTGCCAAAGTAATCTAAGATAACAGAATAAAATAAATACATAATATTAAATTTAAAGTTAAGTCAAGTCATGTGAGGTTTTTTCTGTAGCAAATATTTTTCAATCACACTATATATATGAGATAAGCTTGCCACAGCTGATAGGGGGTACCACCCTGCAGCCAGCCGGTGGGGGCCAGCTTATATAGGACCCACCACTAGCTCTTATTTACAACATTTTAAATTCCAAAAAAAATTTTATATTTGTCTTATGAAAAAGTATGACATGGGTAAGTACATACTCTTTGCTGGAGAGAATGCTACTAAGATATTTGACTACTATAAAGTAGATGAAATGCATGGTTTAAACAGAAAGGATGCCCAGGCAGAAGAAGTAGACAAGACTAAAGGTAATGGGGTTTATATGTATGGGTGGACTAACTATGATCCAGCTGATAAAAAGCTTACTGGTAAGAAGCCATATCTCCCTTTTCTGTTTATTAACCTAGGTGCATTTAAAAGGTACAGTACTACAGAGAAAGCTACAGCAGTTATGCATGAAACTATGCATATGAGTATTCTCTTGAACAACTGGAACATCAAAGATAAAGAAGAAGAGGTTATTACTTTTGCTGAAGATGAAGCTAATAAGATTATTGATATACTAGGATTTGAAACAAAAGAACAACCTAAGAAAGGATTCTTCAAAAAATAACATATGGCATATATAGAACATAACTTCTTTCCTCTGAAAGTATTTGTTAGGAATGAGTACATGTATCAACATCAAAAGGGTCAAGGTGAATTTACACCTGGGGTAGTAATATCTGTTAGATGTATGCCGGGACAGGCTGCATTGTTTCAAGTGCTGTTAGAGAACGGAGTACTTAGGGACAAGTTACCCTCCCATGCTCTACTGACAGAACCTGAACTTCCAGATCCAGATTTACCATTTCATTATCTGCAGATATGGAATTGTTTTTCTTATAACTTTACCTTAATCCATCTATCATATCTTTATGATACTCCCGTACAGGTTTACATGAAGGATAAAAAGTTCTACCCTGGAAAATATTATGCTACAATTAACTGGGGTTCTAATGATCCTAACACAGATCTATCTCTAGCAGAAGATCCATTGGAGCATAAGTCACATCATATTATTCTTTTAGACAATGGGCAAATAGCTCTGCAACCTAACAACCGTATTAAATGGTCTGAACCTTCATTTGTAACTAAGCCATTTCCAGAGAAGCCTGATTATCTAGTAAACAAAGACTGGTATAATTGTGAAGGATTTGAAAAATGGCAGACAGAAGATTCTGATAGAATGTTTTATGATAACGAATAATTTTATTATATTTGCATAGTTCATATTATAAGTTTATTTGATTAATGCTAGAGACCCTGGAAATTTTTCCGGGGTTTTTAGTTTAAACAAAAAAAGTTTTTATATTTGCTATCACTAAGTTTATTATATGAAATGACTGATCAGCAAAAAAAGTTATGGTTGCATGTTGCAGAAAAAACAGGATCTAACTTAGAAGCTAGAATGGTATATGATGAGCTGATAAAAATACTTGATATGGAAAAAGATACAGTAATTGTCTCTATCACAGAAACAGACGGAGGATTAGAAGTAAGAGTTAATGAAGGGGCTTATGGTAATGCCCATATCATAGGTATATTAGAAAGAATTAAATTCACTTTATTAAGTGAAGAACCAGTTAGTATGGAAAAATTGCCAGTGCAAACAGAGCAAAAGTATGATGCGTAAATTTTAAAAACCAACAATATGAGTAAATCATTTAAAAAACTAAGAGGCCGAACAATTTTATTGAGTGTGCCAGAAAGAAAAAAGTCTTCTATTGAACTATCTATTAAAGATGAGGAAGCATTAATGCAAGAAGCTGCTAAGCTTTGGAGTAAACTTACAGTTTTTGCTATAGGAGATAAAGTAGAAGAAGTAGCCGTAGGTGATCAAGTATATGTAAGAACTTCTGCTCTTAACATGGAAACTGTAGAAAGAGTAGAGATTGATGGTGAAATCAAGTTAGTTCTTAATGAAGGTGACGTAATTATAGTATGGTAAGTTATGAAAAATAATTTATATAAAGCATGTACTCGTAGTGATAAACAATCTCCATATAGAAATATAGCAGATGATATTTATGGAAAGGACACTAACCTTTATAAACCATCTTGTCCTACAGCAGAAGAAATAGACTGGAACAAAAGAGTTGTAAACTTAGGTGAAGGACCAAGACCAGATTATTATGGCGGTAAGGATAATCCATATGAAGTATTTCAAGTATTAGAAGCTTGGGGACTTGACAAAGACTTTTATCTAGGCAATGTTATAAAATATCTTGCACGATCAGGCAAGAAAAATATATTAACACAAAAAGAGGATTTACAAAAAGCTTTAGTATATTTACAAAAAAGAATTGATTCCTTATGATGATAAAACTTATAGCTTTTGCAATTGGATTAATAGTCTTAGGATTTTTATTCTTAGTAAATAATGCTATGAGTAAACCCATATACAACAAAATGTCTAATGTATGGGAAGATGATCCAGAAGGTAGAAAATATGCTAACATAACTATAGTAGCAATGATGTTTATTTCATTTTTTATGGGACTTATGTTTTAACCCTGCAACTCTCCAAACGAAAAGATCCTCAGAAATTTATCTGAGGATTTTTTTTATTCAAATTTTTTTTGTATATTATAGTGTAATTAAAATTTTATATCATGGGAGCTTTACCAGAATTTGAAAATGTAGATAATGCTAGATCTACGATGCCTGAGTATAAATCAAAACTTACTCAGATGTACCAGTACCTTAACAGGTCGGTAAATAAGTTTTTCTTTGATTGGGGTTACAAACTTGCACAGACAAGAGTATATGCCAATAATGCTGCTGCTATTACTGCAGGATTAAAAAGAGGAGATTGGTATGTATCAGTATCAGGAACTGACTTAGTAGTAAAAATTGTTCAATAATTAAAACTAATAGTCATGGCAGATTTAACAAGTGGGTTAACTATAAATAATGCATCCGGTGCAGTGTATAGAACCTCTAGAGTAGCTTTAAATGATGGAAACATTAAAGCTAAAGAATTAAGTAATTTACTTCAAAAACTAATTAGTGTTGGAATTTATGAATCACTTGAAGAAGCTATTTTAGCAGAAGTTCCAGCTGGAACATTTGTGGTTATAGATGATCCTAACACTGACATAAGAGAATTTACTGTTGAAATGGTACCTTCTTATGTTATTGAATTAAAAGAAGATTTCAAAGAACGTGAAGAACTTTTAAAGAGACAAGCTGCAGAAAATGTAGCTAAAATTCAAGAAGATTTAGTTTCTGAATAAGTATTAATTTGTGCAGCCCCTAGTGGGCTGTACTTTTAAAAATTAAAGCTATGTCAAATAGTATAGGTGATTTAAAAAATAGTGGCCTACAAGGTAACAATTGGCCATGGCAATATAAAGTCCTACTAGGGCTTGATGGTATTATAAATGCAATTGGAGCCAATGGAACTGAGTATGAAGCTCAGATAATAAAAGCTACTTGTCCAGGACCAACTCCTTCATCAGGATATTATCTAGAAATACGTATATATAATACAACTACAGGAACCTTTAATCCACCGGTATATTACTTACCAGGTAGTACAACACCTGTTAACCTTTCTGCATGTACAAAGGAATATGCAAATGATTCATTAGTACTTACACAGATTTTAACTGAGTTACAAGATCAAGGTCTTACATTAGATGCAATTGAAACTGCAGTAGAGGGAACTCTTGATATTAGACCATTAACATGTACTGATGTAGTGTCTTTATGTTTTGATAATGCAGGAACTCCTACAACAGTAAGTAATACTAATCCATTACCAGTTAATGCAATAGTTACTGTACCAAGTGCATTAGATACAGCTTTGTTTGCATTTGATATTACTTCAGGAGTAAATGAAGCTTTAACTACAACTGAAACCTCACCTGGAACTCAGGCTTTAGATGTTAATTTAACAACTCGTTTAGATTGTACTACAGATTCAATAGCAATATGTGATGGTACAGGGAATGCTTTACTTATTGATAGTAATGGTTTTATTGGTTCTAATTTATTTGCTCAAGATGCGACAACTGGTAATCAAGGACCATTAACATTTACAGGTACAGGTTTAGCTAATGCATTAGATGTTAATATTACAACTCTTGGTCTAGATATTAGAGCATTAGATTGCGACTCAGATTCTATAAAAATATGTAATGGTACTACAGACTTAGGTATTAATCTAGATGGTAGTATTAATACTCAATCCAGTACATTAGATGGTTCTGGTAATGCTATTACAAGTTTACTTAGCGGTTCAAGAAGAGGTTTAGATGTAAATATTTTAACACCAAATGTTGCTGTTTCAATAGGTAGTCTTGTTGAAACAGGAGTTACAGGAGATTTGTCATCTTTTGGTCAATCTATAACTTCAATAGCATTTCAAAATATTGGTACTACTGTAGCTACTATATCTGTTGATGGTGGAGCAAATTTCTTTCCATTAGCTCCAGGAACATCACTTAATCTAGATCCTAGAATTCCTATGGGTTACTATGATGGTACATCATTCTTTTGGGATGCAACAGCAATTGGTGCATCTTTACTTATTATTTATAACTATATCTAAAATAGTATATTATGTCAATTTATATAAATAGAGATTTGCCAAATGATGAGTACAATGCAGCAGTTGGAGCTAATAATCCTTCAAGTGCAAATGTATTTGCTACAATGGCAGATATTGTAGCTGGTACTGGTGATGCAGAAAGATTGATATTTAATGTAAGAATTGATCAAGTTGGTGGTATCAATAAAGGTCAAGCAGTTTATGTTAGTGGAGCAAATGGTACTAATATACTTGTTACTAAAGCAGATTATACTACTGAAGCAACATCATCTAAAACTTTAGGTCTTCTTGTTGCTACAGGTGCAAATAATGCATTAGGACAAGTTGTTGCAAATGGTATTTTAAAAGGTACTGGTTCAGCTCCATTAGATACAAGTGCTGCTGTAGCAGGTGATCCTGTATGGTTAGGAGATGATGGTAATTTAATTTACGGTCTTATTAATAAACCTTATGCACCAAATCATCTTGTATTTATAGGAATAGTTGTGGAAGCTAACCCTACTGTAGGTGAGATTTTTGTTAAAGTTCAGAATGGTTTTGAACTTAAAGAGATTCATGATGTAGATCTTATATCAAATCCACCTACTGACGGAGAGGTTTTAACATATGATAGTAGTTCAGGTTTATGGATAAATGAAGCATTACCAGCTACAATTGGAGAAAACTTAAACATAAATTTAAGTCCTGTTATTGATAATACAATTACAGATCCATCTACACTTGCTCCAGATTATGAAGATGCCTACTTAGTACCTATAGGAGCTATTGGAGTATGGGCTGGACAAGATAACAATATTGCAACTTGGGATGGTGAACAATGGTTATTTTATACACCAAGTGCTAGTGATTCAACTACAGTTCTTACTGGTCCAAATGCTGGATATGTATATACTTTTGATGGAGCAGTTTGGAATATTACCATAACAACATCTCCAGGAGCAACACCTTTTTATATTGCAGGCTCTGGAGTAGATGCTGGGGGTAACAAAACTTCACAAATTGCTAGAGTTTCAGGATTAACTTTAGGTTCAAATTCAGGATCTTATGGTTCATCTCCACTTACTGTAAGAGGTACAGGATCTCTAGAGAATGTTGTATCTAGATGGGGAATGGGAGCAGGAACCGCAACTACCCTTGGTAACTGGTTTAGAATTGCAGGTTTTACTCTTAGTAATAATACTAGCAAAAATTATCAAATATTAATTAATATTGGAGGAAGAACTCCTAATACCTGGGCCTCTGCAATTTTACATATTAATTTAAGTAAAGTGTCTGGTACGGGACAAGGTGTTTGTATAGTAGTAAACAACTCTGGACCTGGTTTTAATACAAGTATAGATAATAATTTCAGACTTGATGAATCTAATTTTGAATTTAGAAGATATGCTAATGCTGCAGGCGGTACTGTTAATTTTAGATTATACTATAAACCAACCGTACTAAACAGTTCTATGTCAGCAACAGTTCTTAATTCAGCTGGTGGAACAACTAGTGCAATAGGAATACAATGGTTTAATACTTATTTAGGAGCTGTAATTGAAGGTCCTGCTTCAGGAGGTAATACTGCTAATATTGCTACATTTAACTATTCAGGACAAAGAACTAATATATCTGCAATTGTAGATCCAACAGTTAATGATGATACAAATCTTCAATATACTATTGGTTCATTATGGTATAATACAGTTACTCAAAATGTATTTCAATGTTTAGATAATACATTAAATGCAGCAGTATGGAAACAGATTACAAATGATACAGCAGTAACATTGTATAATCAGCAAATACAAAATGAAGGATCTAATTTAACTCAAAGAAACATTATTAACTTTGTGGGAGCTGGAGTAGATGCTACTGACAATGGTACTAATACTGTTGTGACAGTTCCTGGTGTTACTACTCAGTCTTTCTTTGATCAGTTTATGGTAAATCAGTATTCTTACTTTTTGCCATCTGATAATTCAGCATTATTTGATACTTTAAGAGCTGGTGGTACTTTGACTTCTGTTGGTACAACAAGTTCTCTTACAGAAAATCCAATGGGAGTATTATTTACTACACCCACTGCCATTAGTTCTGTAGCCGCTCTATTTGGAAATACATTTGGTGGAAGTATTTTAGGAGTAAATTTTCAATTTGAAACACATAGAAGATTTAGAATAAATACGGCCAATCCAGCCCAAAGACTATTTATTGGACTATCATCTTTATACAGTGCTGCTACACCTACTAATATAGATCCTATTTCTCAAATTAATAGTATTGGAGTATGTAAAACATCAACCAATAACAATTTATTTTTAATGTGGAATGATGCTACAGGTACAGCATCAAGTTTAGATACTGGATTTACTGGAATCAGTAATGCATTTACATACACTTTGAGAATATTTAAAACTTTTGGTATTGCATCAGTAACAATTGAGTTAACACAAATAACAAATAGTACAGGTGCCACATCTGTATTTTCAACAACAATCACATCTGACTATAATACAGGAGTAAATCATTTTCCTGTAGCATGGATGGGTAACTCAACAACATCAACGGGTGCAGTTTCTTATAAAGATTATGGTTGTACAATGACTAAACGTAATATAATAACAGCATAATGGAAGATAATTATACAATAGACAACAACGGACAAATCATGTGTAATGGTGTTGTTGTAGTAATGGAAGAAAATGACCCTACATATATTGCATATGTACAATTTCTTGAAAATGGTGGTACAGTTACTCAGTTAGATGAACCTGAAGTTATAGAAGAATTTACTGGACCTCGTTCAGCTAAAAAAAATTAAATTAATATATTTACAAAATGGAAACTTGGGTTTTAACAATTGCAATATTTACAGCAAGTACAATTCTTGCAATAATTGGATTCTTTCTAAGAAGTGCATATAGTACTGTAAATAAACAGATAGAAACATTAACTTTGGAAAATCAAAAAAGAATTGAAGACCAAGGTAGATTAAAAGGTAAATTTGAGTTGCTAGAACAAGAACAAAGATTAAAACTTCAACACATTGAAGAAAATACTCAGCATGAAATTAAAAACATGGCCACTAAAGTAGGAGAACTTTCTGATGTTGTAGGAGATTTAGTTAGAATTCAAATGAATGGAACAACTAGAAGAAGAAACACTAATAATTAAGTTATGTCAATAAAGAAAAGATGGAATACTAAGACTCCAAAGTTTTGGAAGACAGTACAAAAGATTGCAATTGCAGCAGGAGCTGTAGCAGGTGTTATCATTGCTGCTCCCATTGCCTTACCTGCAGCTGTAGTAACAGCAGCAACATATGTAGTAACAGCTGGTACAGTAGCAGCTACATTAGCACAACTTACAGTAGATGATACTGAAGTTAAAAAAGTAGAAACCCCAAATATATAAATAATGGCAACTAAAAAGAAAGAAGTAAAAGACATTGAGGTGGAAGTAAAAACCAAAAAAGTCAAAGCTAAATTAAAGAAGGAAGGCAAAAAAGTTAATGTAAAAGTTGACACTCCTAATGTTGATGTAGAAATCAACAAAGATGAAGAGAAAAAAGAGTTTGTACTTGATAGTAAAAAACTTGATGTAAAAGTTACCAAAACAGAAGAAGGAACACAAGTAAATGTAGTAGCTGAAAACTCTGCATTGAAGAGAGTTGGTGACTGGCTTGCAAAGTTTTATGCTAAAAAATTTAACAAGAAAAAATGAGTATCCTAGACTTAACCAAAATTAAACAGGTACCTCTCTCAGAAGGACAGTATGTAAATGAGGAGACCAAAAAACTACAGATTGTATTACACCATACAGCAGGAAATTCTTCTGCACCTGGTACAATTAAAATGTGGAATGCAGATGACAGAGGTCGTATTGCTACATGTGTAGTTATATCTGGTAAAGGTTTATCTAAAGATACATTTGATGGTGAAATTGCTCAAGCATTCTCATCTAAAAAATGGGCATATCATTTAGGAGTAAAAGGTGATGTATTTAGAGCTCAAGGTTTACCCTATAGATTATTAGATCCTTTAGCTATTGGTATTGAAATATGTAACTGGGGACCATTAACTTTAAAGAATGATGGTAAATTCTATAACTATGTTGATAGAGTAGTACCGGCTGATCAAGTATGTACATTACCAAAAGCATATAAAGGTTATATTTATTATCATGCTTATACAGATGCACAGATTGAATCTGTGAGACAATTACTAGTTTACTGGAATAAAGTTCATGGTATTCCTTTAAAGTATAATGAAAAAGATTTGTGGGAAGTTTCTAAGAATGCATTATCAGCTGTACCAGGGGTTTATACTCATAATTCTTATAGAAGAGATAAAAGTGATATTTCTCCACAGCCAAAAATGATAGCCATGCTAAAATCTCTTGCACAATGAAATTTAGAAATAATTGGAAAAACCACAAACCTAGTTGGAAAACAGTAACTATAAGATGTAGAGTGTCTTTATTAGATTTATTTTCAATTGAATTAGATCCATCTAGAAACTTTTATTCTTTTACCTTATTCAACTTTACTGTTAAAAACAGATAATCTTATTTAAAGTATACTAATCCAGGTACTTTGTATGCCTGGATTTTTTTTGTTTAAACAATTTGAGTTTAAACTTTTATTGTATATTTGTCTAAATTATAATTTATTTATTATGGAAAACCAACAAGAAGAAAAAGTATTTACTCAACAAGAAGTAGATGCTAAGAAAGATGAGATGTTAAAGTTCTATACTGAATCCTTAACATATCTAGAAGCTCAATTAAAGTATGAAACTACATTGATGGAGATTGATGAAGTAAGGTTTAAAAGAGCACAGTATCAAGTTCAATATGCTATGATGATGGCACCACCTGAAGAAGAAGAAACAGATGGATTAGAAAATGAAACTGCAGAAAGAATAAATCCAGAAACTCCTCTTAGAAAATTAAAAAAGCAATAAGATGGCTTTAGTTAATCAGGTACAGAAGAAAGTTATGATGTCCAGAGAGGATGTTATAAAGTATCAGATACTTACTCACTGTTATATTAACCGTATAACAGTGAGTGATTCTGATTTAGAATGTCTTGCCTTATTAAGTCAAATTGGTCCTATAGAATTAACAGGTTTTTGTTATGAAGCTTCTGAAGAACATGCTATATTTAAGTCTGAGCAAACAGTAAGAAATTGTATTAATAAATGCGAGAAACAGTTATTAGTAGTAAAGGATCCTGAGAATAAAAAAATTATTGCTGTAAATCCAGCAATGAAAATTCAAACAGAGGGAACAATACTACTTGACTATAAATTTCTTGGCAAATGATACCTTACAAAGCAAAGATACTTACTAAAGATGTTGCAGAAGAATTGAATGTATCAAAAACACTTGTTGACGATTTAATTGAATTTTATTATAAAGATGTAAGAGAAAATTTAAGTGAGTTAAATCATCCAAGGATAAACATTGAAGGACTAGGACAATTTGTAATAAGAGCAAAGGGAGTAAATAGTGCAATTCCAAAATATGAAAAAGCATTAAATACACATGACACATCTACATTTACAGCTTATTATAATAAGAAAATAATTGAAGATAGGTTAGAGTTATTAAGAAAAATGCAAAGCATGTTAGAATTGGAAGAGCAAAAAAAGAAAGAATTTAAAAATAAAAAATATGAAAAATACTTTAAAACTAATTTGGCAGAACAGAAAGGGGATAATTGAAGGTATAACAAATTCAATTATTAGAGATGAAACTGTAGAAGAGATAGCAAGATTAAGATTTTCTATTTGTGAGGAATGTCCTAGTAAAGGAAGAAAATGTGCTGTAAAAGGTACAGCTCCTTGTTGTAATGAATGTGGATGTTCACTTAATTTCAAGACTAGATCTCTATCATCTGAGTGTCCACTAGGAAAATGGGATGCTATTGCTACTGAAGAAGAAGAGGATGCATTAGATAGCCTTAAAGATTAATGGTATGAATTGGCCAGAACTTGAGTCCTTTATGACTGATGGAATAGCTTCACAAGGAAGAAATATAAGTATAACGGTAGGTGCTGCAGGAGCAGATTATCTTGCACATGCAATGGCAATTGAAAATGCTGTAGGATTTGTTGAATGGATGGAAGAAAAAAAGAGTATAGAATCTGAAACAGCAAAAAGTTTAATTACCATGTTAAGATCGAAAGATAAAGATAACTTTAACATAGCAATACTTGCTATAGAACAATTAAAAAAATGATAGTATTTAATGCACATGATCATAGTTACAGAAGTTTAGATGACAGTAACATTGATTGGATAAGTGTGACAACACTTGTTTCCCATTTCAAAAAACCTTTTGATGCAAAAAAAACTGCAGAAAAAGTTAGTAAGAATAAAAATTCAAAATGGTTTGGTATTGATCCAGTTATTATTCAACAGATATGGAATAATGAAGGAGATAGATCTACAACCCTTGGTACATGGTATCATAATCAAAGGGAAGATGATTTATGTTCTTTATCTTCAATTGAAAGAGAAGGCATAACTGTTCCTGTTTTTAAACCTTCCGAATTAGATAATGGTAAGAAATTAGCTCCTTCTCAAAAGTTAGAAACTGGTATATACCCAGAACATATGGTTTATTTAAAGTCTGCAGGTATCTGTGGGCAATCAGATTTAGTGGAAGTAGTTAATGGATATGTAAACATCATAGATTACAAGACTAATAAAGAAATTAAAATGGAATCCTATGTGAACTGGGAAGGAGTATCTGAAAAATTACTAGCTCCTTTGGATACTTTAGATGATTGTCATTTTTATCACTATGCTTTACAATTGAGTATTTATATGTATATTATATTAAAGCATAATCCTAAACTAAAACCAGGAAAGATATTTATACATCATATTACATTTGAAGTTGAAAGAGAAGATAATTGGGGATATCCAATAAGCAAGTTAGATGAAAATGGAGATCCAATTGTAAAACAAGTCAACCCTATTCATGTACCATATCTTGTAGATGAAGTAATTGCAGTTATTCATTATCTTAATGATAACAGACATAAAATAAAAAAGAAATGATATTAACTAAACTATTTGATGTTCAGAATGGAATAGTAGTTCCAACTGAACATTGCTATACATTAAAAGCTCTTAAAGATGTTATGGATGAATATCCAGATGACTATCTTAAGATCTACTTATATTTGTTCTATATGTCATGTCCTAATCCTGATTTAAATCCTTTTTTCTTTACACCGGATGTGGATAAAGAACATTTAATACTAAGTCAAATTGAAGCAGAATTTTCTACTGAAGATGATACAATATTTAAAGCATTACAATTTTGTCAAAGAATGTATGAAACACCTACATCTAGAGCATACAAAGGTATTGCTTCTATGTTAGACAGATTAGGAAGATATATGGAAAATACTCCTATTACTCATGGTAGAGATGGCAACTTTAATTCTCTTATAGCTGCAGCTAAAAACTATGAGGCAATTAGACAGTCTTTTAAAGGAGCCTATAAAGATCTTCAAGAAGAACAATCAAGTAAAGTACGTGGAGGAATTGGAATGGCATATGACCAATAATTATGAGTGAAATTTATCAAGACATACCAACCTATGAAAATGGAAACTGGACAACAACAAGTTTTGAATCCAGAGAGGACTTCACTAAGTTCATTTTTAGTGTATTCAAACAACCTGGAGAATACAACTTCAATGAAACTACCAATACAATTTTTATATCTGAGTCAACCAGATTCAAAAAAGATAAAATATACTGTACAGCTCCCTTTAAATCAAAAGACTACATAAGTTATTGGGATGACCAAAAAAATAAATGCCGTAAAGGTATAATAGTCAAGGATGGTGATTTAACCTGGTTTGTTTGTAGAGAATATTATATGTGGTTAAACTTTCTACCAATTTTTGATAAGGAAGAACAGAACTTTGGTTTTGCTAAAATTAGAGATGCACAGTATCATTTGGCACTCTATGAACTTCTTGCTGAACTGAACTATAAACATGCAGCTATACTTAAGAAACGTCAGATTGCATCTTCTTATTATCACATGGGTAAGTTTATAAATCAGCAATGGTTTGAGGCTGGGGTTACACTTAAGATGGGAGCCAGTCTTAAAGATTATATCAATGAGAAAGGATCCTGGAAATTCTTACAGGAATATGCTGCATTCTTAAATGAACATACTGCATGGTACCGTCCAATGTCTCCTGATAAAGTAATGATGTGGCAACAGAAGATTGAGGTAAGGAAAGGAGATAGAAAGAATGAAGTTGGTCTTAAAGGTACCATACAAGGTATGTCATTTGAGAAAGATCCAACAAATGGTGTAGGGGGTCCAGTTAAATACTTCTTTCATGAGGAGGCAGGAATTGCTCCTAAGATGGATCAGACATATGAGTATATGAGACCAGCCATGAGATCTGGTTTAATTACCACAGGTATGTTTATTGCTGCAGGATCTGTGGGTGATTTATCTCAGTGTAATCCATTGAAAGATATGATTTTAAATCCTACATCTAAAGATATATATGCAGTGCAAACTAATCTTATAGATGAAAAAGGCACAGAAGGTATGTCAGGTTTATTTATTCCTGAACAATGGTCTATGCCACCACATATTGATGAGTATGGTAATTCACTTGTAGAACAAGCAATTGAAGCTTTAGAAGAACAATTTAAACAATGGAAAGATGAGTTATCTCCAGAAGATTATCAGTTAAGGATATCTCAGCATCCAAGAAATATTAAAGAAGCATTTGCTTATAGAACTGTTTCTGTATTTCCACCACATTTACTTGCTGCACAAGAAAGAAGAATTGAAGATAAAGAATATGGATATGAGTTCTTAGATATATCTACTGATATTGAAGGAAAACCTAGTGTTACTAAAAGTAATAAAAGACCTATTATGGAATTTCCAATTAACAAAAAGACTGAGGATAAAACCGGTTGTATTGTAGTTTGGGAAAGACCTGTGGAAAATCCATCTTTTGGAACTTATTATGCTTCTATTGACCCTGTGTCTGAAGGTAAAACAACTACCTCAGAATCATTATGTTCTATATATATTATGAAATCTCCTGTTGAAGTTACAAATATTGTAAAGGGAGAAACAGAAACATATATTGAACAAGGTAAAATAGTAGCCGCTTGGTGTGGTAGATATGATGATATAAATAAAACACATCATCAACTTGAACTTATTATTGAGTGGTACAATGCTTGGGCACTAGTGGAAAATAACATATCTTTATTTATTCAGTATATGATCCAAAGAAGAAAACAAAAATATTTAGTACCTAAAAATCAAATAATGTTCTTAAAAGATTTAGGTTCTAATAATAATGTATTTCAAGAATACGGTTGGAAAAATACAGGTACCCTTTTTAAAGCTCATCTTTTAAGTTATGCTATAGAGTTTACTAAAGAAGAATTAGATCAAGAATTAAAACCAGATGGTACAGTAGTTAGAACTACCTATGGTATAGAGAGGATTCCTGATCCTATGTTAATCAAAGAAATGAGAGAATATGCAGATGGAGTCAATGTGGATAGGCTAGTATCTTTTGCAGCTTTAGTAGCTTTTATGAAGATACAAGAGTCAAATAGAGGGTATTTAAAGAAAACAATTATGGATGAAGCATCAAAAAACTTGCAAAAGTCAGAAAATTTATATAAATTAAATAGCAGTCCTTTCCGTAATATAGGAAGAAGTGCACCACTTGTTAATGGTCAGTCTTTTAAAAAGTCACCATTTAAGAATTTTAAATAAACTATTATGCAAATATATAATGCAATACAATTAAAAAAAGGAGCTAAAGCTGAAACAAATAAAATGGGTAGTATTACCCAACCTATTCAGTTTTTATCTAAAACTGATAAGAATGATGAATGGGCAGCTTGGAACCTTGATTGGTTAGAATGGCAAGGATTAAAACAAATCCGTAGAAATGCCAGAAGACTAATGAAGAATTATAAACTTGCAAAAGGTATTATTGATAAATCAGACTATATAATTGAAGAGAACAATGAGTACAGAGATATTGTAGAAGTACTTACAAAAGAAGATCAGTCTGCATTAGAATTAAAGTTCTATCCAATTATTCCAAATGTTATTAATGTTCTTGTAGCTGAATTTGCTAAAAGAGCAACTAAACTTACATATAGAGCAGTAGATGACTTTTCATTTAATGAAATGTTAGAACAAAAAAGAGTAGCTGTTGAAGAAGTACTTTTAGCAGATGCTAGAATGAAAATTGAAACAGCTCTAGTGGAACAAGGTATGGATCCTGAGTCAGAAGAGTTCCAACAAGAAATGAATCCAGAAAAACTCAAATCATTACCAGAGATAGAATCTTTCTTTAAAAAAGATTACAGATCCATGATTGAACAATGGGCAACTCACCAACATAAAGTTGATGTTGAAAGATTTAAAATGGATGAACTTGAAGAAAGAGGTTTTAGAGACATGCTTATTACTGATAGAGAGTTCTGGCATTTTAGAATGATGGAAGATGACTATGAGGTAGAACTATGGAATCCAGTAGTAACTTTTTATCACAAGTCTCCTGATGCAAGATATATATCTCAATCAAATTGGGTAGGTAAAACTGATATGATGACAGTAGCTGATGCTATTGACAAGTATGGTTATATAATGAATAATGAACAATTAGAAGCTTTAGAAGCTATTTATCCTATAAGATCTGCTGCATATAATATTGGTGGTCTACAAAATGATGGTTCATTATATGATGCAACTAAATCTCATGATTGGAATGTTGAGTCACCTTCTTTAGGATACCGTCAATTTACAACTGGTATGAATGGTAGTGTGCTTGAGGGAGGAGATATAATTGCTCAAATACTTTCTGAAGGAGAAGACTATTATGATCAAGGTACTTCTTACTTAATAAGATGTACTACAGGTTATTGGAAATCTCAGAGAAAAGTTGGGCATTTAACTAAAATATCTGAGACAGGTGAAGTATCAAATGAAATAATTACAGAAGACTATAAGATAACTGATAAGCCTATTTATGATGATAGACTTTTCAAAAATAAAACAAAAGATAATTTAATTTTTGGAGAACACATTGACTGGATCTGGATTAATGAAGTTTGGGGTGGTATTAAAATTGGTCCAAATATTCCATCATACTGGGGTATGAATAATCCAGGAGGCTTTACACCAATATATATTGGAGTTGATAAAAATAAGATAGGCCCTCTTAAATTTCAATTTAAAGGAGACCAAAGTTTATATGGATGTAAACTTCCAGTAGAAGGTTCTGTATTCTCTGATAGAAATACTAAATCCACTGCCTTACTTGACTTAATGAAACCATACCAGATTGGATACAACATTGTCAATAATCAGATAGCAGATATACTAGTAGATGAATTAGGTACAGTAATCCTTCTTGATCAAAATGCTCTTCCTAGACATTCACTAGGAGAAGATTGGGGTAAAAATAATTTAGCTAAGGCTTATGTAGCAATGAAGAACTTCCAGATGTTACCATTGGATACTTCTATTACAAATACAGAGAATGCATTAAACTTCCAGCATTTCCAAAAACTTGATCTTGATCAAACAAACAGATTGATGTCAAGAATACAACTTGCTAATTACTTTAAGCAACAAGCATATGAAGTTATAGGTGTAAATCCTCAAAGGATGGGTCAACAGTTATCTCAACAAACTGCTACAGGTGTTGAGCAGGCTGTTGCTGCTTCTTATGCACAAACAGAAATATTCTTTATTCAGCACTGTGATTATTTAATGCCTAGAGTTCATCAGATGAGAACAGACTTAGCACAATATTATCACTCAACTAAACCATCAACAAGATTGAGTTATATTACAGGAGCTGATGAAAAAGTAAATTTTGAAATAGATGGTACTGATCTTTTAATGAGAGATCTTAATATATTCTGTAGTACAACTGCAAACCATAGAGCTGTCCTAGAACAGTTAAAACAAATGGCTATGCAGAATAATACTACTGGAGCATCCATTTATGATCTTGGTAAAATTGTACAATCAGATTCCATAGCAGATCTTAATACAGTTCTTAAGTCTTCAGAACAAAAACAGCAAGACATGAAACAACAAGAAATGCAACAACAACAACAAATGCAAGAACAACAACTTCAAAAACAACAAGAAATTGAGAAGATGAAGATTGATGCTACTATGGCTGAGAAAGAAAAAGATAGACAAAGAGATATCTTGGTTGCTGAAATTAGAGCAGCTGGATATGGTTCTATGGGAGATATTAATCAAAATATGCAATCTGATTATGCAGATCAAATGGATGAAATCAGAAAGTCTGACCAATATCAACAACAAGTTAATCTACAATCTCAGAAGAATGCTGATAAAGTAATGATAGATAGAGACAAAAATAATATTGAAAGAGAAAAGATTCAAGTGCAAAGAGAGATAGCTGATAAACAATTAGAAATAGCAAGAGTCAACAAAAACAAGTATGACAATAAATCTTCTGATAAAAAGAAAAAGTAGTTTAGCTATATAGTACAAAAAAAGATTTTTGAACCTTTAAATTTTTCAAGTTTATTTTGTATATTGATATATAAACAAAAACCAACAACATGGAAACAACCAACACAAATCCTGAAAATCAGGTACAAGATTCTACAACGGTAGATCAAGTAGATGTAAATATTGATGAAATCTTTGGGATGCCAGGAGCAGAAAATGTTATGCTTCCTGAAGATGAAAAACCAAAGTCAATGTTTTCAAAAGAAACTATTGACACCACGTTCCTTGACAAGTCAACTACTCCTGAAGAAAAAAAGGAAGCAGTTGAAAAGAAAGCAGAAGTTGATGAAACTATTGCAGAATTAGATGGCTTAATTTCTCAAGAAGAAGATGCTGGTAACAAAGGAAGACCTAAAGTTGATAAGTCTGGTCTTTATGAGTTAGCACAAAAGATGATTGAAGAAGGTACTCTAATGCCTTTTGATGATGACAAATCTTTGGAAGAATATACTACAAAAGATTTTAGAGAATTATTTGAGGCAAATTTTGAAGATAGAGAAGCAAGAATAAGACAAGATACTCCAAGAGAGTTCTTTCAATCACTTCCTGAAGAACTTCAAGTTGCAGCTAAATATGTAGCTGATGGAGGACAAGATCTTAAAGGATTGTTTAGAACACTTGCTCATGTAGAAGAAATGAGACAGTTAGATCCAACAGATGAGAATGATCAAGCTGAAATTGCAAGACAATATTTGTATGCTACTCAATTTGGAACTCCAGAAGAAATTGAATCTGAAATTCAAGATTGGCAAGATTTAGATAAGTTGGGTCAAAAAGCTCAACAATTTAAACCTAAGTTAGATGCCATGCAAGAAAAGATTGTTGCAAGAGAACTTGCACAACAAGAGGCTAAGAAAGAACAGCAAGCTAAAGCAGCTCAACAGTATACAGATAATGTATACACTACTTTAGCAGCAGGTGATTTAGGTGGAATTAAACTTGATAGAAAGACACAAAGTTTACTTTATTCAGGATTAGTACAACCTAGTTATCCATCAATTTCCGGTAAGCCTACAAACTTACTT